ATGCGAGAACAATTTATGAGGATATCAATGGCTCGCCTACGCAGCATCTATCCATTCAAGCCCCAACGCCAAGCAGTCGCAGCTCGTATGTGGGTTCAGTATCTTGAACGTATGCGTGAGCGGGAACGTGAGAAGCTGCGCCAAGTTCGTGCCTGTGCTATGCACGCAGAGCAGCAGGAGTGGGAGCTTATGGAGGAAGAACTCAATAAGCGGATGGACATCATCGGGCAGAACGGCAACACAGGAGAACACTACGAATGATGCTCTACATTGTAACGCCTTGTTCACGACCAGAGAATCTCGCACAGATTCGCAAGTCCATCCCCTCCGCCCTTACTTGGGTGGTGATGATGGATGCCTCTACCGACCACAAAGCACCAAGCGGTGCAAGCGTAACCCATTATTCAACCCGAACAGGTAGCTGGGGCAATCCCCTGCGTAACGAGTTCCTTGACCTATACCAAGACCAGTTCACCGAAAACGACTGGGTGTACTTCCTAGACGATGACAATATCCTGCATCCTAAATTCATCCAGCAGCTAGAAGCTCTGCTATATCTAGACGCAGGAATTGTTACTTGGGGGCAAGAGGGAAGGCTACGCCCTACCCACGAACCTAAGGTCGGTAACATCGACACCGCTTCATATATGTTTAGACCTACCCAGCTAAGGGGCTTGCGTTTCTCTAACATCTACGAGGCCGATGGTATGTTCGCACAGGCAGCAACAAGGCTAACTAACCTAATATGCGTAGAGGCGTACCTTTGCTACTACAACGCTCTGCGATGAAGAAGCATACTAAGATATACCTACAGGCAGCAGGATACGATGTAACGGACTTTATCCCCTGTGAGGTATGTGGATCTAAGGCAGTAGACATACACCATATAGAGGCACGTGGTATGGGGGGAAGCAAGGAGGCGGATACCATAGAAAACCTAATGGCTCTATGCCGCAGCTGCCACGTAGAGTACGGAGACAAAACCCACTACAAAGAAATGCTCCGAGAAATTCACTACCTTCGGATCAATAAATAGGTTATTTAACTATGAAAGTAGCTATCAGCAAAATAAAGCCTAACCCTACCAACCCTCGTATTATTAAGGATGGTAAGTTCCAGAAGCTAGTAAAGTCGATACAGGAGTTCCCCGAAATGCTTGACCTGCGCCCTATCGTAGTCGATGAGGATATGGTAGTGCTTGGCGGAAATATGCGCCTAAAGGCCTGTATTGCTGCTGGACTAAATGAAGTGCCTGTCAAGGTGGCCGAAGGCCTTACAAGCGAGCAAAAGGCGGAATTCATAATCAAAGACAACGTGGGCTTTGGAGAATGGGACTGGGATATGCTAGCAAATCAATGGGATGCTACGGATCTAGACAACTGGGCTCTAGATGTGCCCGTATACCTAGACGAGCCCTCGTACGATGAGCTAATCGGAGACGACAAGAAGAAGCCAGCTACGATGAAGATAACCTTCGATAGCCCTGAACAGCTTCAGAAAGCAGAAATTGATATCCAAGAGCTAATCGATAGAAAATATCAAGGAGCATACTTCTCCGTAAGCGCAGGCGAAATATGAGGCTAGAGAAAGCATCCGCTAAGGCGATAAAGTACGCCTGCCTAAACTTCCACTATGCTAAGGTCGTTCCCGTAGTAGGGATCGCCTTCTCGGTATTTAACGGCAAAGGGGAATGGTGCGGAGTAATAACCTTTGGGTACGGAGCCTCTGCGAATATGGGTAAGCCCTATAAGCTTAATCACGGGCAGTACCTAGAGCTCACCCGTATGGCGCTAAACGGAAAGCAGGAAAGCACGAGCAAGGCTATGTCGATCGCAATGCGACTGATCAAGAAACTATGCCCAACCGTAAAACTCCTAATATCATACGCTGATAAAGGCCAAAACCATAAAGGGATAATTTACCAAGCTACCAACTGGTATCTAGTAGACGATACCGAATCTAGTGGGTACGAAGTTTGGTACAAAGGGAAGTGGGTACACGACAGAGGCCCAAACACCCTCCCGAAGGAACAACGAGAAAAGCTAACATATAGAAAGAAAAGCGGTAAATACAAATACCTCTATCCCGTAGATAGGTCTATGGCGGATCTATGTAAGAAGCTAGCAAGACCCTACCCCAAAAAAATAGCCCCGACTAACGAGGCTACTTTGAGCGAGGGGGTCGATTCGAACGCCACCACCTAGCTGGAATACTAGGTATGCAACCATTACACTACCCTCGCAGGTAGGACTAAGGTAAAAAAAGAAAATGAAATGACCAAAACTGACATTCATAAAAAGGCTATGATCGATGCCCTAGAGAAATCGCTTGGCGTAGTAACCTCTGCCTGTAAGCAGGTAGGCATAGCCCGACAGACGCACTACGAATGGTACAAGGAAGACCCAGCCTACAAGCAAGCCGTAGATGAGCTAGCTGATGTAGCTATTGACTTTGCCGAGAGCCAGCTCCATAAGCAAATCAAGGAGGGCAACTCTACGGCAACGATCTTCTACCTAAAGACCAAAGGCAAGAAGCGTGGCTACGTAGAACGGCAGGAGGTACAGACCTTAGGCGATAACCTATTCGAGGTAGAAATCATTGGGGAGGATACGAACCAATAAGGTATACGGCCACCTCCTAAGGAGCGACAAGCGAATTACTGTCGAACAGGGTGGTACCCGAAGCGGAAAGACCTACAACATTCTGCTTTGGCTGATCTTCCATTACTCGGTAAAGAACAAGGGCAAGATCATAACCATCTGCCGTAAGTCCTTCCCATCGCTTAGGGCTTCGGTGATGCGGGACTTCTTTGAGATCCTACGCAACTACGGGCATTACTACGAGGAGCTGCATAACAAGTCCTCGCACGAATACAAGCTAAACGGCAACCTCGTAGAGTTTATCAGCCTAGACCAGCCTCAGAAGATACGGGGTAGGAAGCGAAACCTCTTATACGTTAACGAAGCCAACGAGCTGTTCTTCGAGGATTGGCAGCAACTGATCTTCCGTACCGATGGGAAGGTCATCATCGACTACAACCCCTCCGATACCTTCCACTGGATCTACGACAAGGTGATCCCCCGTGATGACTGCGACTTCTACCAGACCACCTACAAGGACAACCCCTTTCTTGATTCGGCTATCGTAGGAGAAATCGAACGCTTAAAGGACACCGATGAGGACTACTGGCGTATCTATGGTCTAGGGGAGCGAGGACAAAGCCGAGCCACTATCTTCCAGTTCGGTACACTAGACCGACCCTATAACGCTACGCTCCTAGCCTACGGCCTTGACTTCGGTTTCTCTAACGACCCTACTTCCCTAGTCGGGGTATACGAATACGATGGGAGCCTATACCTAGAGGAGCTGATATACCGAACGGGTATGACTAACTCCGATATATCAAACCTCTTTAGCTCGTTAGGGCTCGACAGGCGAACGGAAATCTATGCCGATTCAGCAGAGCCTAAGTCAATCGAGGAGCTATACCGAATGGGCTGGAACGTAAAGCCTACGAGCAAGGGGGCAGATAGCGTAAACGCAGGGATAGACATAATGAAACGTTACCGCCTATTCGCTAACCCTAGAAGCACGAACTTGATTAAGGAGCTTCAGAACTACAAATGGGTGGAGGATAAGAACGGGAACCTCCTAAACAAACCAGTCGATGCGTTTAACCACGCAATCGACGCCGCCCGATACGCTATCTTTAACAAGAAATCAAACCCGAACTTCGGCAGATACTCAATACGATGATTTTTGTAGCAGGCAAATTAGGTGGTGTTTATTACCACCGACTTCAAGTACCATACGAAGATCTAATGCTTCGGGGTTATATGGTCAAATTTGGGCAGATAGATGAGCTAGACAAATACAAGGGCAGCATCACCCACCTAGTAATCAACAGGGGAGTATCTACTAAAAACCACCGAGCCTTTCGGGGGATGCTAAACAAGTACGGAATCAAGCTGATCCTAGACCTCGATGACTTCTGGGTACTCCCTAGACACCACGCTAATAGGAACGCTTTTAAAACTAGCGAGATCCTATGGAGTATTAAGATCGCTGATGAAATCCATACGACTAACGCAGTCCTAGCGGAGCAGATACAAAAGGAGAATCCCTACGTACCTATCTGGGTACTGCCTAACGCTATCGACACCCGTAGGGGTCAATGGTCCGATATAGAAAAAGTAGAGGGCTTTAACGTAGGGTATATGGGTGCTTTGCACCACGAAGATGATTTAACGTATAATCGCATCAATCTAGCTGGCCTAAGCTCTTATACCATTGAGCACTATAAAGACGCTCTAAACGCTTCTAATGCGTTTGAACGGGCTGATCATACCACATACGCCAAGCTATACAAGCAGATTCACGTTAGTATTGCCCCTCTTGCCCCTAGCACCTTTAACCGATGCAAGTCAAACCTAAAGGCTATCGAGGCTGGCTTTACGAAGACCTGCATCATTGCGCAGGATATGCACCCCTACACCCCCTTCCTAAACGAGAACAACTCTATCCTCTGCAAAGGACCAGCTCATTGGGAGGAGGAGCTAAAGAATCTTGACCCTGCTAGATGCGCTGCCTTAGCCGAGCAGCTACATAAGGATGTTCAGTTCTACTCTATCCAAAACATAAACGATACCCGACAGCAATGCTTCGCACAATAAACGTACCTAGCGTATGGGCTGACATCAAGCTCAAGGACTTCCAACGCTTTATGGGAGCCAACCCTACCGATGAAACAGCAGACGATCTAGCCCTGTCTATCTTCTGCGGCATTGACAAGGATGAGCAGAGCCTGTTCCCCGTAAACGAAATAGAGGACATTAAGACCATCCTATCGGGGGTATTTATGCAAAACCCAGAGCTGCAACGCTTCGTAACAATCGATGGCGTGAAGTACGGGTTCCAGCCTAAGCTAGAGGATATGCCGATTGGTGAGTTCGTAGATGTAGAAGCCTACCTAAAAGATCCTATCAAGAACGCACAGAAATGGCTAGGGGTACTCTACCGACCCGTCATAAAGGAGGCGTTTGGTAGGCACGACATAGAGCGATACAACCCCGACAGGCACGATGGCTCTGCATTTGAGAATATAACGATGGATGTAGTGCAAGGTGCGCTGCTTTTTTTTTATCGTTTAGAGATCGGACTGCAGATATCTTCTCTGACCTCTTTGAAACATCAGCAGGGACAAGAGAAGTCCTCGATGCCAGAGGAGCTTTCGGAAAACGCTGGGGATGGTATGCAGTCCTCCATCAGCTATCTTCGGGATCTGTACAAAATCTTGAAGCGGTAACGGAGCTACCCCTGTATCAGTGCCTAACGTGGATCACCTACGAGGCAGACAGGGCTAGGCTAGAGCAGATGCTATCACGACAACATAGCCGTTAGTTGGTTTTTTAATTATGAAGTACGGATACTATCAGCTTTGCGATGCCTTACAGGAAGCAGCAAACGATGC